GATCCGGGGGATGATGATCCGGGTCTTCCAGCCCCCAAAGAGATAATCCACGAGATGATGGAGGCATGGCAAAAAAAGGAAGATAAGAAATGGTCTTAAAAATCGCGTTCGCAATATCCATTCTGCTCAATGTCTTTCTGGCTCTCATAACCGGCTTCTACGCGGGCCGGGAGAGCGCCAGAAAAAAGGAGGAGAGATGAGAAGATTTGCTTCGCACGGAGTCACGTTCATTGTGGCCACGCTGACCGGCATAGCGATCGGCTTCGGGGCGGCTTGGAGGATGGGCGAGCCGGACCGACTGGCGGCCAGGGAGGCGCAGTACTTCCGGGTGGAGATGTCCGAGAGGGTCGGCCGGGAGGACGCGCTGCTGGACAAGTTGAACGCCGCGATCGCGGAGATCGAGAAGGCGGTCGGCCCGCTCGACGTCCACGTCAAAATCTATGGCGAGGATAGGACTGTGGCGATAGGCGAGCTGAGGCCGCGGCCAAGCAAGGCGGATTGACAAGGAGGGAAAAGATGGCGAAAAAAGACTGTGTACTTCTGGAGATCCCGCTCGACAGGCTCTCGAGCAACCCGAGGAACCCAAGGAAGGACTTCGGGGGCGAGAGGTTCGACGAGCTCGTGGCCTCGGTCAAGGAGAAGGGCGTCATCGAGCCGATCATCGTCCGGCCAAGGGAGGCCGGCGGCTACGAGATCGTCGCCGGGGAGAGGCGCCGCCGGGCCGCGATTTCGTGCAGCCATGCGACCATCCCGGCGGTCGTCCGGGAGCTAACCGACGACCAGGCTTTCGATTTCATGCTGATCGAGAACCTGCAGCGCGAGGACCTGACGGAGTTCGAGGAGGCGCAGAGCTTCCAGGCCTATGTCGGGAGACATGGGGAGCAGGGGGTCAAGGAGCTGGCCGGGAGGACCGGGATCTCGCCGCGGTACATCCGCCGGCGGATGGCGGTGCTTCACCTCCCGGAGTATGCTCTCGAGGGCTGGAGGAAGGGCAAGCTCAAGTACGGGCACCTCGAGCAGCTCCTCCGGGACTCGCCCGGGCTCGGGCTGGCCTATTTCCCGATCACGCCAGAGGGCTGCGAGACTTGTCCGAAGAACTCCATGGTCCAGCGGGATCTCTTCGGGATCGACGACGCGGGGAAGTCGCGCTGCCTCGACCCGGCCTGCTTCAAGAAGAAGCAGAACGACTGGCTCCTCGCGCACTGGAAGGAGTCGCCGCCCGGGAAAAAGTATGGGACAAGCGGCTTCAGGTTCCGGGACAAGGTCCAATACGGCGATCATGAGACGGTCCGCCACAACTTCCCGCCGGACGAGAAATGCAAGGCCTGCCCGCACTTCCTGACGATCATCGACATGACCGGGGAAGTCTGCCAAGGCGACGAGCAGGAGTGTTTCAACAAGGCCTGCCTCCGGTCGCGGATCCGAAGGCGCGGGGAGAGACGACGGCGAAGGGGAAGGAGGAGCGGAAGCCCGGCGAGCCGCAGGTCTCCTGGCACGGGGAATATTTCCGGGACGCTTTTCTGATGAAACGATTGCCGGACCTCATTCCGACATTCGATCCGGACGACGAGAAAATCAAGGCGCTGCTTCTGGTCGCCGCGACTCACGGGAATGGAGAGGCGAAGGAGAGCGTCCAGAAGCTCCTCGGAATCAAGGATCCCCGGTACTCCTGGTATTCCCAGGCGAAGCTCGATGCGCGGATTCTGGAGTTGCCCTGGGCTAAGGTCAAGCCACTGATCCATGAAGCAGTCAAAGCGATCATCTTGGAGGGCCAGATCGGAGGGGCGAGCGGGTTCGGCACAGCGAGCAGGTATTTGGCCGGCCGGTTCCTGGGCGTCGACCTCTCGAAAGAATGGGCGGTGACCGAGGAGTATCTGCAGAAGAAGACGAAGGCGGAGTGCCTCGCCTTCATCAAGAAATTCAACCTCCATCGGGACGGCAATTTCCGGATGTATATCCAGAAAACATTCAAGGGTCGCGACGTCGGGAAGCTCAAGAAGGGCGAGCTCGTGGAACTGGTCCTCAAGTCGGGCGTGGATCTCGTCGGCCGCGTGCCGGCGGAGATCCTGAAGGAGGGGAGATGAGGGAGAAGGACTGTGAGGAGTGCGAAGGCCATGGATGGGTCCAGGGCGACGCCGGCGGCGGGAATGTCCGGAGGATCGAGTGCGTGGTCTGCAAGGGCCGCGGCCGGGTCCCGGCTGACGAGGTCGACATGAAGGAGGCCACCGATGAGCAAGCCGAGTGAAGTCGAGCATCCGCTGAGAGAAGAGGTTTATCATTTCGCCATGATTATGGAGGGCCGGCTTCAGGAGCATGAGGACCGTGGCGGATGGCGGGACGAGCCGCTCGACTATCTCTTCAAGAGGCTGGTCGAGGAGATGGGGGAGTTAAGCGCCGCGCTCCTGGGCCACAAGGACAAGGAAAAGATGATCCGCGAGTGCGCGGATGTCGCGAACTTCGCCATGATGATCGCGGACGACCTGCGCCATGCCTCGGCAAGGAGCCCAAATGATCTCCATCCCCTACTATGTCTGCCCATTCAAAGATTGCCGGGAACAGGTAGGGCCGCCGGACGGTACTGGCCTCGCGTACTGCGAGCGCTGTCAGACATGGGTCGAGCCGGAGAAGGTGCTTGACCTCGACCGGGAGGATAGGGAGATAGAAAAGCTAAGGCAAAGGGGGCGGGGTGTATGAGCAATCGCAACAGGCGGCGCGGGAAGGACCTGGAGCGCTTCATCGCCAAGGATCTGGACGGTCGGCGCGAAAATAAAAACAATGCCTAAAAATTATCGGGGAATATGTCCAATATGCCAAGAACTATATGAGGGTGTATCTTCCAAATTTCGCCACAGGAAATGCTATCTGGCATCCAGGGAATGCCTGCTTATTATATTGAAAAACAAGAATAAAACGAAATATGGATCAAGCAATCCAAATTGGAAAGGCGGAAAATTATCGCACATCTGCAAACTATGTGGAAAAGAATATAGGGTTTGGCCGAGAAGTAGAGATAGTATTTATTGTTCTCGCCAATGTGCGGGCATGAATTCCAGAAGAATAAAATCCAGCAAGTGTTATGAACGAGAAGCGCGGAGGCTTTTGGAATCGGATGGCTTTTATGTCGTTCGATCAGCCGGTAGTCTTGGGGCCTTTGATTTGGTGGCCATTGATAATGAAGGAACACGGCTGATTCAGATAAAGTCTACCAATAAGAAAACTTGGGGTTGGCAAAATTACGCACATGATATTGGAGCAATGGATCAGATTGGGTCATCCCCAATGTCCACCAAAGAAATATGGATAAGAGAACTTGGGGGTAGTTGGATATGTGGATTTTTATACAAAGATTTTAAGGCGATTCTGAAAAAGGAGGAAACGTGAAAATTTATCTGATCGGCTTCGGCCTGGTCTTTGTGGGCTTCTGCCTCGGCGTCCTCATTGCGGCCCTGTTCTGCGCGGCGGGGAAGCGGGGCAAGATGGAGGAGGGGCCTTTCCGGCCAGAACTCCTAAAGGTGGATCACCTACGCAAATGGCCGGATTTGCCAGATTCGGAGCAGGAGTTGAAATTTGACCGTTAACCGGTGGAAATGTGACCGCTAAGGCAAGGCGGAACATGAAATATGAAGGAGGTACAAATGAGCCGTAAAACTTTAACGGCTGCCCTCGGGATCATCGGCGCCATTCTGGTTTTCCTGAAGGGGACGTTCGGCCTGGACTTGGACGCGGCGGCGATCACGACCGCCCTGGGCGTCATCCTGACCTACGTTCTCTTTGAGGCAAAGCTGGACATTGCCAAGATCGGCATGCAGCTGGACAAGTGGAAGGACCCGAAATTTTGGGTCACTTTCATTGCCGCCATCCTTACGGCCCTCAACGGGGCGTTTGGATGGAGCCTGCCAATCGAGACGATCAACGCCGTCCTCGGGGTCATCCTGGCAGTGCTCTTCGGTTGGGCGTTTAAGAAATCAGCGGAAGCCAAAAAGCATCCAGCGATTTCCGCCAGACGCACGGCCACGGGCTGATCGTGAGCGAGGGGGGCGGGCGGCTCGAGCTGCTCGTCCCCCGCAAGGAGAGGAAGGAGAGGAAAAAAGTATTGAATGAAATAACAGGGCGGGGAATGGCATGGCCTGGCGGGGTTCGGCCTGGCATGGCATGGCGTGGCAAGGCAGGGCTTGGTAAGGCACGGCAGGGTAAAATTCCGATAGGAGAGGAAGGAGAGGATGAGCGAATACACGGCGGGTAGCCTGCGTGAGCTGAGGCTCCGGGCCGGGCTGACGCAGGTGGAGCTCGCCAAGCGGAGCGGGATCAGCAATGTTACTATCTGGCTCACCGAGAAAGGAAGATCGAGGCCGAGGGAGTTGACTTGGCGGAGCTTGCTGAGCGCGCTTTCCCTGGCCTTGGACGAGAGGCAAGCACGCGAGATTAAGATCATGATGCCCAGCGAACCCCCGGCGCCGGCGCCCCCAAAGGAGCCGTCCCCGATTTTCTCCGGCGAAGTCTTGACCCGTGATGAATTTTTCTCCAAGCTCAAGCCGAAGATGAACCAGGAGCTGGGCCTGTTTTTCAACGAGGCCCTCATCTCCACACTCATTGACAATGCCGAGTTTTTCTCCCGAACGAAGTTCTATCCGGGTGACTTCTCAACTGCCGTCATGGTTTTGGGAGAGCTGCTCAGGGCGCAGAAGCGGCTGATGTCGCCGGGCATGGTGGAAGACGATGAAGGAGACGGGGAAGGACTTAGGGGCAGGCGGCGCATTTTGCCGGGCGGGTACAAAAAGAAATGGCAGAAGAAGCGATAAAGAAACGGCTGGAGAGGGCAAAGTCCTCTGCCGTCAAAATTCTCGAAACAGCCGGCTATGACATCATTCTCTCCGATAACAAGAAAGCGTGTCTCATTGGTTTGCGTCGGACGGAGACGCGCCTTATCCGTGTAGTGCTTGACAAGATTACGGATGAGGATATCCGCATCATAAAAAACCTCAAGACTCATCATGATGTTTGCCAGAAAGAAATTTGGTGTCGGCGTGGATCACGGTTTGAAATCCGGGAAATCTGAAATCATTGTCAATGGGGTAATACCCCCGCCCTCCCCGTCCTGCAGGACGGCTTACCCGTCCATTTAGGACGGTTTTCGCATTTCACCAAAAATCAAGGCTTATGATCTTTTTATGGCCAACGTCTATTTGGGCGGGGCATGCTTGTGACGAACACCGCGATAAGGTGCCGGTTTCTCCGACTCCTCGCCCAACTCATCCTCCGGGCTTCATCCGGAGGGATCAATCTTATGGCCTACTGGATCGAAAGGTCAGCCGAACAGCAATTCACGCTTTACCAGCAAGGCCGGACCGAGCCCGGCAGGATCGTCACCAACTGCGACGGCTACCAGAAAATCTCCCCTCACCAACGCTGGCGGGCCGCCGACCTGGTTATTGTCGGAGAGGACGGCGGGCTGATCTGGGACGCCTCGGCCCGATACGAGCTTCTTGGCCAGATGTGGAAAGACCTGGGCGGGAAACACGGGGGAGACTTTAAGGGCCTATGCGACATGAATCACTTCGAGCTTTAGGAGGACGCAATGCTTGGCGATGTTCTGAAGGTCATCTTGGCGCTATTGCCTGTGGCGCAGGGCCTTCTGAAGGATATCAAAAAGGCAAGGGAGACAGGAGAAGATGAGAAGGTCAAGGAAAAGATTCGCAATCTTGATACTGACGCTATTCGCAAGCTTATTCTTGGCGAGCTATAGCTGCGTCGTCCGCAAGGTCTACCTTGTAGAGTCGGAGCTTGGGATCGTTGACCTCTACGGTTTCATAAAGCAGGGTGTGCCGGAGCAGGGGCTTGAGGCGAAGATTGCGAAGCTCAATGTCGGGGTCGTGAGTCAGGGTTTTCTCCATGAGTTTTATAAGCGGGGAGAGAAGATAAAAAAATATAAGGCGAAATACGGAGAGATTGAGTGAACATGATCCTGCAAGCGGCGACAGAGGCGGCAAAGAGCACACCGGGCATTGTCATTTATATCGGCAGCGCAGCGACCGGCTCATTATTTACGCTTGGCTCGATTTGGATTCGTGAATATTTTGCGGCGAAAAAGGGCAAGAAGAATGGCAACGGCGTCCAGCCTGGGAAAGGGGAGATTTGTCAGAAACATGGGGGAGAGTTGATCGAACTCAAAACAAAGCAGGAAGGAACGGATAAGGCAATTTCGGAGATGAAGGGCCACATCACCACAATTGAGGGCGACGTTAAAACGCTTCTCCAGAGGATACCGGCGAGGGAATAAATGAAGAGTATCCACATCAAGGAGAACCAGCGCCGGGCAGAGGCGGCGGAGGGTATGATGCTCCGTATTGAGAAGGCCATTAACGACAACCTCGTCCACCTTGGGCGGGACATCACTATGGCGAACAGCTCCCTGAAAGCGATCCGCGAGGAGATGATGGCCCGGACGCTCGGGGGGCGGTGGAAGAGGCTCAAGAAGTGGATCGGGGGGAAGAAGTGAGCCTCAACACAAAGCAGCGGAAGTTCGTCCGGGAGTATCTCCTGGACCTGAACGCCACCCAGGCCGCTATCCGCTCTGGCTACAGTAGAAAGACGGCCGGCGAAATCGGCCATCGGCTGTTGAAAAAAGTTGAAGTGAAGAAGGCCATACTGAAAGGCATGGATAAAAAAGCCATCCAGTACGATATTTCCGAGGAGCGAATCCTTAAGGAATTGGCTATCGTGGCCTATTCCGATCTCAAGCATCATCTCGACATTGATCTCGATACCGGAGCGATTCGGGCCAAGGGCTTTGAGGATATGCCGGGAGAGACCAGCCGAGCCCTTAAGGCGATCAAGGAAGATCGGGTCATCAAAGAGGATGCCGACGGGCACAAAGTCACCGTCTTCGACAAAGTTCGTTTCGAGCTCCACGACAAGCTCCGGGCGCTGGAGCTTCTCGGGAAGCATATCGGAATGTTCATAGATAAGGACGACCGTGGCAACCCAGTGACCATAATCAACTTGATCTCTGCCGTCCCGAGACCGGAGAAAAAGGAATGATCGAAACACAGGAGATCACGGTCGACCTCTCCCAGGCCTACGACCCGCGGAGGAACGAGAAGCAACTCCTCTTCCACCGGGCCCCGGAGACCTACAAGCTCTTCGGCGGGGCCATGGGCGGGGGGAAGACGGCCGCCCTCATCAACGAGGGGAACCAGCTCAACTTGGATTACCCGGGAAACTTCGGTCTGCTCATGCGGAAGACCTGGCCGTCGTTCCGGGACACCGTCCTCCCGCAGCTCGAGCGGTTCCTCGACCGCCGGCTCGTCGCCTCCTGGAACCTCTCGGAGAAGCTCATCCTCTTCCGGAACGGCTCGCGGGTCCGGTACGGCGGGATCGGCGACGCCCCGGACGACTGGCAGAAGTTCATGTCCGGGGAGTACGGCTGGATCGCCCTCGACCAGGCTGAGGAGTTCACGGAGCATGAGTTCAAGATGCTCTCGACGCGCCTCCGGCTGATGCTGGCCGGGATCCGGTATTCTTTCCTCCTGAGCTGCAACCCGACCCAGGGATGGATCAAGGAGCGGTTCATCGAGCGGCGGCATCCTAACCATGTCTTCATCCCCTCGCTCCCGACGGACAACGCGCGGAACCTGCCGGCGGACTACGTGCCGCGGATGAGGGAGATCCTCGGGGACAAGAGGGTCATCCAGGCGCTCCTCGAGGGAAACTGGGACGCGGTCGGCGACCCCGACAACGTCTACGCCTACGAAAAGGTGCAGGCAGCCATGGCCAGGGAGGCAGAGCCCTCGGATCCGGTCGAGCTCGGGAACGACGTCGCGAGGGGCGGGGACGACGAGACCGTGATCGCCCTCCGGGAGGGGATGAGGGTCTCGATCGTCCATATTGCCAAGGGGCACGACACGATGAAGACGGCCGGCGAGAACTGGCGGATCGTCCGCGAGGAGATCCTCCCGCGCTGGGGGGAGAGGCTCAAGAAGCTCCGGATAAAGGTCGACGCGGACGGCCTGGGTGCCGGCGTCTTCGACAGGCTCAAGGAGCAGCGGAAGGAGAAGGAGGAAGAGCTCACCGCCCAGATCCTCGAGGCCCTGCCGCGGCCGCGGGCGCAGGAGCTCCGGGACGGGGGTTATAAGGTGAAGCTCGAGATTGTCGAGATCCACGGAGCCGGCAAGCCCCGGCAGCCGGCCAAGTTCAAGAACCTGCGCGCCGAGGTCCACTGGGCGCTCCGTGAGGTGCTTGACTCGGTCGCGCTGCCGCGGGATCCCGAGCTCCGGGCCCAGCTCTTGTCGATCAAGTACCGGATCAACTCCGCCGGCCAGGTCGAGATCGAGCCGAAAGAGGACATCAAGAAGCGGCTCGGGAAAGGCGAGGAGAGCGGCGGAAGCCCGGACCGGGCCGAGGCCGTGATCTACGCCCTGGCCGACGTCAGACCGCGGGAGGTCCACGCCTGGAGGCTGGCATGAGGTTCAAGGTGGAGTTCGAGGTCGGCGGGAAGAGGGAGAAGAAGTCCGGCCGCGGGTCGTTCGAGACGGGCTCCTGTTTCCTGAGCCTCTCGTCGGTCTCGCCGGCCAGGCTCCGGAACTACATCGAGGCCTACAGGATAAGCGAGGTCGTCAGGGCCTGCGTCGACAAGATAAACCTCGCAGCCAAGGGGATCCCCTGGAACATCTACCGGCGGATAGGAACGGAGCGGGAAGTCGTCGACAAGCACCCGCTCCTAAACCTCCTGCGCTGGCCGTCGAAGGCCTATTCGTGGCCGAAGTTCCTCGAGCGGGCGCTCGGCTTCTACCTCATCTCCGGCAACCGCTACCTCCGGAAATACGTCGGCAGCTTCCGGCAGTATGGCGAGCTCGAGGTCCTGCCCTCGCACCGGGTCCAGATAAAGGCCGATCTACTCGGTGAGCCAGCCTCCTACGAGTTCCTCCAGGGCGGGCGGTGGGTCCCGATCCCGCTCGACCAGGTCCTCCACTCGAAGATGTTCAACCCGGGCGACGACCTCTACGGGCTCTCGCCGATCGCATCGGTCGCGAGCCAGATCGACATCTCGTCGTTTGCGACGGAGTGGTCGCTCCGGCTCCTCCAGAACCAGGCCCGACCAGGTGCGGTCGCCTTCATCCCGGGCTCCCTGACCGAGGAGCAGCGGGTCGAGCTCAAGAAGCAATGGGACGAGGAGATCAAGAGCCCGGAGAACGCCGGCGGCCTGCTCATCATCGAGAGCGGGGAGGGGTCGCTCCGGCCCGGGGACCTGAAACTCATGTCCTACGCCCCGAAAGAGCTCGAGCTCGCGAGCTCGGAGAACGTCATCGTCCGGAAGATCTGCTCGGTCTTTCACGTAGCGCCTGAGCTCCTGGGTGACGCCGAGAATAAAACCTATAGCAACATCAAGGAGGCTCGGAAAGCTCTCTACCAGGAGGCGACGCTGCCGCATCTCGACGAGCTCCGGGACGAGCTCAACTCATGGATCGTGCCGGCCTTCGAGGAGGGCAGCGATCTCTTTTTCGACTACGACGCCTCGGACATCGACGCCCTGGCCGCGGACATAGGCGAGGTCTGGACGAGGGCGGGAGAGGCGGTCGACCGCGGGATCATCTCCCGCAACCAGGCGCTCGAGATCATGGGGATAGAGAAGTCGAAGGACCCGGCCATGGACGTGCCGACCGTGTCAGCCACGGTGCTGCCGCTGGGCGCGGTCACCGGCGGGGAGGGGGGAGAGGACTGATGATCGAGATCCAGGCGCTCATCTCGGAGCCCGAGTTCGCGAAGGCGCAGCGGGTGACGATTATAGACGCCTCGAACACGGCCCGGCTGGCCTCGTACATTGTCCGGAATCGAAAGAAGGTTGCACGGCCGCTCCTCTCTCTCTGGCGGGCCATGGCCGAATTTATCACGCCCGAGGAGGCGAAGCGGGCGATCCGCGTAGGGGGCGTGCCGATCGAGTGGGAGAAGGAATGGGGGCGGGCCATCGGCGAGTTTGTCAAGGGCGACTTAGGGCGGATAGAGACGGCCGTCTTCTCGGAGGTCGGCGGGGAAGTCGCCAGGCGCGTCAATGCGCTCCCCCGGAAGGAATTCGTTTTCGGCGTCACGAAGTTGCGGGTCAAAAAACGGATCACGGACCACGGCGCGAAGCTTATAAAACAACTGACCGATGCACAGATCGCAGCCATAAAGACCGCACTCCGGAGCTTCATCTCGTTTGAATCCAGGACGCCTTATCAATTGGCAGTAAGGCTCAGGAATTTGGTGGGGCTTGGCGAGCGTTATGCCAAAGCCGTATTTAACCTCGAACAGGGACTTCGCGCATCCGGGTTGGCCGAAGAGACCATCGTTCGCCAGGTCAAGGAATACGCGACGTTCCTTCACAAGGTCCGCGCCGAGAATATCGCCAGGACCGAGCTTTCCTTCGCCTACAACGCCGGCCAGCTCGAGGCGATCGGGCAGGCCAGGGAGGACGGCTGGCTCGTGGGCGATGTCTACAAGATTTGGAACACGACCGGGCAGAGCGGGCGGGTATGCGAGGAGTGTGAGGAATTGGATGGGGTGGACATCCCGGCGGACGGTGTTTTCCCGGGCGGCGTCGAGGCCCCCCCATTGCATTCTTCCTGCGGGTGTTCCTGTTCGTTCGAGGTTAGGAGATGAAGATGATGACCGCTGAAGAAAAGCGAGCCAGGGAAAAGGCACTTAAAAGAGCCAATTATGCCGTCCACAGAGAAGAATATTTGGCGCGCCGCAAGATTTTCTACGCCACCCATCGTGAAGAATTGAGAGCCGAGCATAAAGTTTATGATGCTGCCCATAAGGCAGAGACGGCAATTTATCATAAAGCCTATTATGCCGCTCATCGGGAAGAATTAAACGCCAAGAAGAAAGCCTATTATGTTGCCCATCAAGAAAAAATTAGAGCACGTGCCAGAGCTTATCATGCTGCTCATCGCGAAGAGAAGAATGCTTACCACAAAAATTATTTTGTTACCCATAAAAAAGAGATTAAAGATCATCGCTTAAAAATAAACTTTGGATTAATACAAACCAAAGTCGATGACTTACTCAATAGTCAAGGCGGCCAGTGTGCTATTTGTAGAACCAATAAATTTAATAAAGTCGGTCCCGTGATTGACCATGATCATTTTACAGGAAAGACCAGAGGCATTCTTTGTTCTAATTGCAATTCAGTGTTGGGATTTTCCAGAGATTGTACCGACATTCTTGAGGCGGCCATTAAATATTTAGAAAAACATGGGGGCGGATGGGCCGTCGATATACCGCCCAAGCTTGCTGCCATGATTCAAAGGGAGAAATGAGATGGAGAAGAAGACGCTTGAGTTTGAAATCAAAGAATTAACAGAAGAAGGTAAATTTTCCGGCTATCTTTCTACGTTCGGGAACGTCGACGCCGGCGGGGACGTCGTGGAGGTCGGCGCGTTCAAGAAGACGCTCCGCGAGAACAAAGCCTTCAGCTTCATCTGGAGCCACGATTCGACCTTCCACGGCGTCATCGGGTCGCTCATTGGGAAGGAGGACGCGAAGGGGCTCCTCGCCGAGGGCGGCTTCTTCCTCGAGATCGAGGACGGGATGCAGGCCTACAAAAAGGCGAAGCTCCTCCAGTCGAAGGGCGTCAAGCTGGGCCTCTCCATGGGTTACAGGGCCGTGAAGTGGTCCTACGACACGGTCGAGGGCGTCACGGTCCGGCGCCTCAAGGAGGTCAAGC